ATCCAATTTACAGCATCGGTTACCATGCTGAACATAGAGGTAAATAAACTTTCAACCTTACCGCCTATATCAAATGATTTAACGGCTTCAGCCTCTTTATCAAATCCAAATAGACCCAACAATTTTTCAACAGCAAGGCTGGCTAGTTTATATGGAGCTGCAACAACTCCCTTGATTAAGTTTTTAACATCAGTTAATACAGTAGATAAATCTATGTCACCTGTAAATATACCCTTGACATAACTAAACATGTCGGTTATACTACTCATAAGGCCATCGATAATCTTATTGAATTCATCCGTAAAGCTAAATGATTTCAACGCTTTAGCCTCTTCATCAAATCCAAACTTTGTGAGTATCCACGCAACACCCTTCGTTAGCATATCAAGTGGTACTGTGATCAATGAGTTAATTAAACCTTTAATAGCACCACCGATTGCACCAATGATACCAGTCTTTTCGTAACCGGCCATTGCACCTTTAACGGTATCCCATACAGCTAATATAACAAATAGAGGAGCAAAGATTTTACTTACAACACCTGATACCACACCAAATACTTTTGTTATGGGAGCAAACAATGCTTTAAATGCAGTGAATATTTTAACAACAGGTTTGAATAAGTTATCTATAGCACTTACAGCACTGGTCTTTACAACTGTGAACAACTCACCAATAGGAGCAAATATTGCGCCAATAGGCTTGAACATATTACTAATTCTTGTAAAGATGCCGCTAATAGGCTTGAACATGCCAGCTAGCTTTTCAGTACCAGCAAGATGTGCTACTTTGAATGAGTCTTTGATTTTGTCAAATGTAGTAACAATAGGTAGAATAATAGCTCTGAATAAAGTAGCAGCTTTAGTAGATACACTAGCCTTAATGCTCTTGAATGACTCAGATATCTTAGCTAGGGTCTTTGCCTTCAGATCATCGAAGTGAACTGTGAAAGGAGCAAACATAGCCTTTAGAGTCTTGATGTATGCATGAATAAGCCCCGAACCAATACCAGCCAAACCCGCCGCAAGTAATGCAACAGGACCTACCTTCAATGCTCCAGGTCTCTCATCTTCACTACTTGGACTAACTCCAATCTTAGCGTTGCCATCAACAAGTAATTGGACGTTATCAGAAATCTTTTCTATGAGACTCATCATCTCACGCTTCGACTCTTTATCAGCAAGTCCTGTATCTTCATTATCAGGTACAGAGATAGGAGAGGTGGGAATCTTATACATGTTGTTAAACATTTTAAGAAGTGGGGATTTCATCTCAAGGAGATGCCGCCTAGCATTTCTAGTATGCTCTTCAATCTTATGAAGTCTACTCTCTTGCTGCTCGTTACCGCTTTTAATCTCATCTATTACGTTCGAGAATGATAATGTTGTCATTTTAATTATTTCCTAGATGCTGACATCCATGCGCTTGCGCCCATGTAAGTGCCAACAATACCAGCCATAGCGATAAAGAATAATCCTATAAGATCACTCAATGCCGATACTCTATCTACTGATATCGCCGGTGTGAATAAAATAAGAGGAGCAATGATCATTGCAACCATAGCGGTAATGGCCATGGTTCTTTGCGTGTCGATGCGCCTCTCATGTAAACTTAATTCTTTTTCACTCACTTTGCCATCACCATCTATATCCAATTCTGAAGTTGTTTTTGTTATTGTTGTGTCAGATTCCGACATACTACCCTCTGCAGATTATTTATTTCTCTCGTTTTCGGTCTTTATATGATCAATCAACATAGCTAAATAAATTTCCCTTTCCCATGGTACCATATTTTCGAGTTCAGACAATGAATAATTGTGGTGCTGCATCATTGAAAAATTGACTCTATAATGGTTAACCAACGTATCATGCGAGAGGGCTATTTGAAAAAATTAGCTAATCCTTTAACATTAATATCATTATCTTCACCACATTTAGTGCATTTAAATTCAACGTCAATATATGCATGGGGCATATTAGTTACAAAATTGTTTACCTTTTGAAATTGCTCCGAATTTAATCCTTCGACAAAAGCCATCAATTCTTCTCTAGTTTGATCTACACTATCAAACATTTGGTCACCTTCATAAATCGAATCTATACAAGATATAATAATATTAAACACTTTATCAATATCACCACCCTTACTATCGTCTATCGCATCATTTAACAACGGGAACTTCATAAGCATTCCAATTGAATCTGTTAAAGCTATGCGCTTATCGGGTTCACTAGATACCGATACAGTATTAAGATCAACCAACACGTCATTTGATTCATCACACTCTTTACAATTAAATCTAAGTTCTGTGCCTTCACCGACAGACTTACTTCTCAATAAAGTAAAGATATATTCTAAATCATACATTGTTAATGCTTCAGCATTACACTTATCAAATGTACATGATCTGATAATATCTTTAATGGCCCTGATCATTTGACTTTCGTCATTTGACTCAGCTGCTATCATAAGTATCTTTTCTTCTTTAACTAGATACGGTCTATATTCAATTTTAGTTTTGCTCGATGGTACTGTCAATTCATATTTCGAGCTTGAGAGAGTTGGTAATGCCATTATATTTTTCCTTAATATTATATATTTTTAAAATCGTTATGTTTGTTGGTTTAGTAACTGGTGTTTATATTTTGCCAATCATCGTATGCCAACATTACAGTTAACTGGGTAATATCATTTTCATTGGCAGAAGATAATTCAACCGAATTCATTGTTACTGGAAATGCATGGATTAGTTGGATTGTTTTAGTATCATTTCCGTTCACATCCAACGTTGTTATTTTAACATCTCGTGTGTATGAACCCTTCCAATTAACTTCATGATCTGGTGTTACTACTAGGTTAGTCCAATCATTAAAATATTGCCACACCGAATAGTCATTAGTTAGCACGAATGTCATAGTTATATCATCGTTGATATAACCGTACGGTTTCTTGTACGCTTTCATACCAACAAAATGCTCAGTAGTCGCAACTTGTCTGCCCGGAAGGTTGACAGAATCACACAATACCTCAATATCAGAATCCTTGCCATCTCGCTGCAGAGTTATTCTAAATCTATTAGACCTCAATAACCCACCACCGGTGGATATCGCAGATTTCATACGATCGACGCTATTATCTATAATTCTCATATCATTCTCCTAGAGGCTCCCCAAACGTGGGTCTTATTTTTACCATGGAACTGTTCAGTCGGTAAGAATATAGCAATATCCCATTCGGGTGCTTCGACTCTCACTGGAGTGCCTTCTATATGCGACGTTAAATATCTCTTGAAGCATGGCTTAAATTCACTAAACTTATTAACACTCTTCAGCATTTCATAGTTAAGTTTCAGTCTAGTGTTTTCATCATATGATTTATTATTAGCAGTCTCCACCAGCTTGTCTAAAAATTTAGCTCTAACAGCCGGTGATAGGTAATGCAGGTTCAACCCATAGAAACCGTCTTTAGTGGGCTCAACCATTATTGTCAATGGAAAGCTGTCATAATACGGAAGTGTTTTATAATGCTTAGGGTCATAGAAGAACATATACATGTCACCTGGTCTTGGTGTTTTGCGGCTTCGGTCTAGTGCAGAATCCTTTAGGAGATCCCTGCGTTTAATCCCAGACATTTCTTTGGCCTTTGATCTAAACCATTTCTTAGCGTCATCGGAACGTGCCTGTAAACCTCTACGGAATGCTTCAGCTTCTAGTTTATGGAATAATGATTCTTTGGCCATCGGACTACCCTTATATATTGTTATATCTATTTATAACGATTACTTCAGTATTTTTATACCAAGAGCATCTAAATGATCCTCATGCCATATTTGGAAAACCCAACCTCTATCGGCAGCATATGACTCAGCAGCTTTCCATTTAGATGCATTCTTCACGTATGTCAATGATTCATTTATATACCTTTTAGTTCTTCTATTCTTAGGTTTCTTTGGCGGCGTTGTTTCTTTCTTTGGTTTAATCTCAACCAAATATACCTTCCCTGAAGCATCCTTAAACCATATATCCACAAAGTACCGATGCATCTTTTTATCAGTACCGCATATGTATGGAATAACAACCTCTTCAGAATTCCAAGCAACTACATTGGTATTTGCATCCATCCATCTAAATGCATTACGTTCCCAGAGTGATCTATATGTGATCTTATTATAATCACCCGAGTATTTTTTTTTGTTTTTTGGTTTCCATTTCCCGCTATACGCCACGCTAATCCTTATAAATAAACATATAATAAGAATATTTATAAGTAGGAATATCTTCAATGGCATCACCGAAACTACAAAAGATACTCAGATACCCATCAAGGTTTAAGAATACGTCTGACCCTTATGTTGTATTCTCATCCCATAAGGCTCATTATAATACGAGTGTTAGAAAGATAGATATGGCATCTGATGATCATATAGCATTGTACATGCCTTCCTCTATTGCCGTGAGTGATACCATGAGATATGAGAATGCTGCTACTGGCATGATCGGTGCATTGGTTGAGAATCATGACTTCGATTCATACAGTAAGACAGACCTAATTGCTTGGGCGACAAAGGACCATGCGGCGATGGCGACTGCTACTGGTTCTATTGCTGGTAAAGTTTTGGGGAATACTGTAGGTGGTGCTATTTTGGGCGCGCTATCCAGCGGGCCTGTCGGTGATATAATAAACGAAAGCCAGAAGAAT